GTAAGCCCATGATGCATATGATGCGATGGGCTGATGTTGAGTGCGAAGTAATCTTTCTTGCTCTCGACGATGAAGCTGATGTGGCCAAGCTGCGATCGTTAGAGTTGACAGGCGTCTGGATTAACGAACTCGAATATATTCCTAAGATTATTTTCGACGAAGCTGAGTCCAGAACTGGTCGTTATCCTGCGCAGAAGGATGGCGGCTCGCGCTGGTCCGGCGTCCTAGCGGATTTGAATGCGCCGAATGAAGATCATTGGCTTGTTCAAATGACGCAAGAGGTTCCGTATCCTGACGAGATACCGGAGGAGGATCGATCGTTCTGGCCAAAGGATTGGAGTTATTTCGTTCAACCCCCCGCGTTGAACGAGATCTTTGGGCCTGATGGGAAAACGGTTGTTGATTACCAATTAAATCCCGGTGCCGAAAACGCTCAGTGGCTTGTGCCTGGTTTCTATGACGAGAAGCGACGCGGTAAGTCGAAGCAATGGATTGATAGCCGATTAATGAATCGGATTACTTTTGTTGTTGATGGCGATCCCGTCTGGCCGATGTTTAGGAGGGAGACGCATGTTAGCCCGAGGACCCTTAGCTATAATAATGCTTACCCTCTGGTGGTTGCTTTGGATTTCGGCCGGCGTCCAAGCGCGCTTGTTGGTCAAGAGATTGGAAACCGTATCTATATCCTGCGAGAGTTTAGGATGTATGGAGTTGGCGCCGCGACTTTTGCTCCGGCGTTAAAGCGGCAGTTAGACCAACATTATCCTGGGGCGGTGATTAGATTCACTGGCGATCCTAAGGGACGCGATCGAGGGCAGGCTGATGAAAACACCGCTTATGATGTTTTTGCTAAGCATGGCATGCAAGTTTCTCCTGCTCCGGTTAAAAATAATCATATTCAAACAAGAATTACGGCAGTTGAACAAGTTCTGAATGAAATGTTTAACGGCGGTCCGAGGATCCAGATTGATCCTTTGAATTGCCCGACGTTAGTCGCCGGCATGAGCGGCAAGTATCAAATGCGTAAGCTCATGATCGGCGAGGACCCGACGCCTGAGAAAGACAAGTATTCGGATATAGCCGATTGCCTTCAATATATGGTTTTGTTCCTTGGCAATGGCCGTGTTCTATCTGGGCCGGCGTATCAAGACGTTCCGCGCTTTATGCGTGTTCAGCAAAAGCCAAAAGACATGCGGAGGCTTAGGCCGTGACGCATGATACGAATGATTGGCTAGTCGCCTTCTATCCAGAGTCGACGACTTGGTATGGGAAGTTAATCCCAGGCGAGTTTAAGCATGTCGCCTTGTTTAGATATATGGCGCATACAAATACTTGGATCTATTTAGATTATGATTTCAAAGGCGTTCATTGTTTTACTTTTCCAGGAGAAGAAGAGTGGCTTGCGCCATTAGCCAAGAAGTTAAATCCCTGCGCGATCGTGCGGATGCAGGTCAAAAATAGAGAGTTTTGTTTTAGGGGAATTTCGACTTGCGTCAGCTTTGTTAAGCACGCGCTTGGATTCAATCGCTGGTGGATTATCACGCCAGATCAACTCTATTGGCGCTTACTCGAAGAAGGCGCGGAACACATCAAGTCATAGGCGGTGCGGTGATCGCTAGGCCCGATGAGGCCAGTCTCGACCCTGAGTTTTCTGGTTGGGAGATTTCGCATGGGCGGAGGCGGTGGCGGCGATGGCGGCATGGGCGCCATGATGATGATGATGATGATGATGCAGCAACAAAGCCAGATGCAGGCCATGATGGCTCAGCAGCAGGCTCAGGCTCAGGCGATGCAGAAGGCTCAGGCCGATCAAGCTGCGCAAGAGCAAGCGCGTCAGCAGCAGCAATTAACCGCTCAGCAGCAGGCATCAGTTCAGAAGCAAGTTGCTCAGGTTCAGTCGGACGTTTCATCTGGCACTTGGAATATGTTGCGCCAATTTGCGCCAGCTAACATGACGCTTGGCGGCGGCAATCTTGGAACAATGGCGACAGCTTCTATCCCATCGCAAATGACGCTTCCTCTACAATCTGCTCTTAGCTCTGGCGCTCTTGGCGGAACGGCTGCGGGCGGTGCTGCTTAATGGCGCGAGATAAAGAGGAAGAGAACACAGATAGCTACGGGTCGCGACGAGCATATCTCGAAGCGATGGTTAAGTGGCGCCTAGCTGATGCCAGGCGTCAGAAAGCGCCGTTTGAATATGATATGCGCGAAGGCTATGTGTTCGCCGCTCCGCATCGATCTATTACGGTAAACTCTACAGCCCCTAAGCCTATGGGGAAGATTTATCAAACGCCTCAAGTCAATACGTCATTTGGCTTTGAGTTATGCGGCGACTTTCCGACGGTTATTATTAATACGTTTTTTCCGCAAAACGCTCAGTGGCTAGTTAGGCGGGCCAGCTCTCTTGTTCCTCCTGAAATGGTTCAACAAGTGGAGGTCATGGCGGCCCAGGCTGATGCGACAGTATTTAAATCTATTCTTTCTAGTAATCTTTATGCTGAGTGTGGCAAGGCTTTTAATCCAGATCTCGCTTTGGGCACTGTGGGTTTATGGATAGAGCAAGAGAAAAGCTGGGAGCCTCCTAAGGTCCAGTGCGTTCCTATCCGTGAAATGGAAATTAATATTGGCGCTGATGGATCGATCGATGATCGCTTTGTCGTTCGCCATACGCGCTATCGTTATTTAAAATCTGTCCTTCCAGATATTGAAATCCCTAAGCCTGTCGAGGAAAAGGGAAATAGAGACGACAAAAAGAATGTTGTTGTTGTTTGGTCGTTTTGGAAAATCTTGGATGATCCAGGCGAAGAGAAGTGGCAGCATTGTATTACGGTTGACGGATACCTGGCGCACGAAGCTGTTTTAAGAGGCGCTGGGTCTTGTCCATTTGTTGTTGCGCGGTTTAACGCGACGCCGGATTGGGCCTGGGGCGTTGGGCCTTTGATCCAGGCTTTGCCGGATCTTCGCGTGGTTGACGAGCTCGCACAGATGAAGGTGCGCAATGTCGATCTTGCGTTAGCGCCTCCGATTAGTTTCCCAGATAGTTCTTTCGCCAATATCTCTGACGGTATTGAGAGCGGTATGGCTTACGCCATTCGCCCTGGTGAAGAGGGGGCTATTAAAAACCTTTACAATCCTCCTTCGATTGATCCTGCGATTTATGTGACGCAAGATTATGAGACGCGAATAAAAAGGTTGTTCTTTTTAGATTGGCCTCAGCAAGACGGTAAAACGCCTCCGACTGCGACACAGTGGTTGGATGAAATGACGTTGGCGCAAAGGCGTATCGGAACGCCTGGTCTTGTGTTCTGGGAAGAGTTTTGTGCGGGCGTATTCAAGCGATATTTGTATCTGCTTGAAAAGGCTGGGCAGGTTGAAAAGATCATGATACCTGCGCGCGGCGGTGGGAAGCGGCCTGTCGCAATGATGCCCTACAACCCAGCTCAGCGTTCTGCGGAGCAAGAGGAAGTGGCGCTCTTCTCGCGTTTTGTTCAGATCGGCGCCAGCGCGTTTCCCGAAGAATGGAAGATGGCGACGGACGGAACAAAAACGTTGCAAAACGTCGCGAACAAGATGGGCGTCAATTCAATGTGGGCGCAAAGAGATCCTGCAAAGATTGCTGGCGCCGTCGCTCAGATTCAACAATTGCAAAATGGCACTCAGGCGGGAGCGCCAGCTATGGCGCAAGGTCAGCCTATGCCGGGTGAAACGGCAGGTCCGACACAAGCGCCGATCCCGCAATATCAGATCAAAGGTAACATATGATCTTTCCAAGCGATGAAGAAAGAGAAGGTCTGAAAAGGCTTGGTCTTCATCCAGACTCTCAATGCCTCGCACAATATCTTTTAAGGGTGCTCCAACACGTCACTGTTCATGGCTCCGATCTCGGTGCGGTGAATAGAAGTGAGGGTCAGCGCAGTCTCGCACGCGATTTAATCGATGTGATGGAGTTGCGTGAGTCACCGCATGACAGAAAACCAGATGCCTTCGAGCTCAGCAGAGCTCGCCCCAACAACGTTATCACCGGGCAACGAACAATCGCCCGTCGTCTCCCAGACTCCAAGTGAAGCGCCTTCGCGCCCTTCATGGGTTTCGGATGAGTATTACGATCCTAATCGTGGCGTAAAACTCGACGAACTTGGTGCAAAATTCAAAGAACTTTCTGAGTTTAAAAAGTCAGTCGACGAGCAAGCGCAGGCGCGTAAAGCTGAAATGCCCGCAACTGCGAAAGACTATGGGATCTTGCCAGAAGGCGCGAAGGTTCCTGAGGGATTTGACCTAGATCCCGATCACCCGATGTGGGGCCTTTTACAGGAAATTTCCTACGAAAAAGGGATGACCAAAAAAGAGTATGGCGAAATCGCCACTAAGTTTGTTGAGCGTTCAATTGAATCAAACAAGCAATTTATAGCAAAGGCCGAATCTGAACGAGCTGAAATGTTTAAGCAGCTTGGCGACAACGGTGCAGCTCGCATCGACAATCTTCAAAAGTGGTTCCGTTCCTCCTTTGGCGACCAGGTAGGAGCACAACTTTCTCAAACGCTTTTTACGCCTGACATCGTGAAAGCGATGGAGAAAATGCAGCGTTCTCTCTCAAACCAAGGCGTTACTTCGTTCAACGGTTTGGGACGCGATCAAGCTGGCGGCGGCGAGATCGAGGGATGGGACAAAATGACGTTCGAACAACGTTGGAACGCCAGGTCCCAAATGGATCGCCGCGCTAGCTAAATGAGGTAGTAGAGATGGCAACAGTTTATTCGAGTGTATCGGCTCCGATTACACTCCTGGAATACGCAAAAACGATGGATCAGGATTCGCCTACGCGAATCTTTGTTGAGAACATGGCCGCCGAGAGTGATCTTATGGCGTCTATGCCTTTCCTTCCTGCACAAAACGGTAAGCGCGCCTACATGGACATCGCTAACGTTCCGCAGGTTGGCTTCCGTGGATTGAACACGGCAGGCGGCGAAGCAACTGGCCACTTTAACCTTCGCGAAGAAGACACGTTCTTCGTCGACGAATATGTTAAGGTCGACCGCGCTATCATGGATCGCCTCGGTCCTGAGCACGAAGCTCGTCAGATTAAGTTGAAGACAACTGCTCTTGCGCAGATGTTTACTCAGAACTTTATTAAGTCTGACAATGATCTGAATCCAACGGCTCCGAATGGTATTCAGTCACGCTGCACGAACCTTGCGACAAACGCTGGCACGGGTGGCAATCTGTATAACAATTCGACAGCTGCCGGCGGCGCTCCGCTGTCACTTGCTAATCTGGATATCCTTTATTGGCTCGTGAACAAGCCTACACATTGGCTTATGCCTCGCGGTCTTATGCCTTATCTGGACGCTTCTGCGCGCGATCCTCAGCTCACCAATAACACGGTGACTTACGATCAGGCTGATCCGCTCGGTCGTCGCGTCATGCGTTATAAAGGCTTGCCTATCCTGTTCGGTTATGAGCCTGACGACTCGCCTGACATGCTTCCATTCACGGAAGTTGGTGCTGGTGGTGGAGCTCCTGCAACTGCGTCGATTTATTGCATTAGCCTCCGTGATGGCGGTCTGTATGCGATCGAGCAAACGCCTCTCACGGTTCGCCCTGAGGGTCAGTTGATTGGCGCTCCGTTCAACTCAACGCATATCAAATGGGACTGGGGTATTGCCCGCGAACATCCACGTTCGGTCGCTCGCCTTACGTCTGTCACCGCTGCCAAGATCGCAGCGTAACTCAACGGATAGGAGAAACGACAATGGCATTAGGCCCGTTTATTGGTAACAACGGA